GAAATATAGGGCTTGTGTGGCTTGACATTTTTCTGCGTATTTAGATAATACGGGCATCTAATTTTTTTAGTCAACTCTAAGAGAAAGCTATGATAGCTTTGTCCTTCTTGGACCAAAGGAAAATCATAATAAGCAATTTCGGCCAGCGTAAAGGCCGATACTCCACGATCTGTAAGCCGTAGCCCATCTTGCCTACCGGTACTCCACCATTTGAATATAACATCCTCGATCAGCAATTCGTGATCAGTGGACAAATGTTTGGGTATCTCGGCTAAAACAGCTTCAGTAATTTGTTGTTTTATTGATTTACGATTGGTCATCTGGGTATACGCACGACCCACTGTTCATAAACATCACGGTAAACAACGTAGTTTTAAATTGACTGTTAAGCTTCCTGCATAGATTTCTGGCATGTCCAGGATTAGAGAAACTTGTCTTTTTGTATTTAGGAGTCGACTCGCTATCCAAATAATGTTGAGATTTCAAATTAATCGGCTGACCATCATAAAACACAGCCCAAATGCCAGAGGCTTCTACCACCTGATCGCATTTATATGTTTTTTTGTCTACTATTTCTAGTAGCACTTTTGGGTGAGTTCGACTCATTTAAAAGATCCGCCTTTAATATCGATTTGTATGACGGGGTTCTCGATAGGTGGTTTATCTAAGCTAGCTGAATAATGGTCAGCAAGGATCTTTGCTAATTCGTCACGTAGCCCGCGAGCCTCAATGATTGGAATAACAACATCCTTACCCTGCTTACTCTCTAAGATAGAAACCTTATCAATGAACCTCTTCACGTGAATCATAGATTATTTATCACATTTTCTGCTTCAGTCCGTGTTTTGTAAGGGCCCGAGTACTTATATCGTTGAATGAAGATGTACTTGGGACAAAAAATAATCTCATTCTCTCCAGACTGGTCGACTACAAACCATCCCGCTACATAAAAACATTTACTGTTTGGCGTTTTAGTGTATAGATGCACCCTGCGCTTAATATCTAAAATTGAATTATGTACCGGTTCTGTAGTTGGATAATGTGAGAATGGTAGTTCTATCTTTGTTTTATTGGTTTTTAGTGTTTGAAACTCAATACGGGTACTACGTTTTAGTTCAGTAGTGCTAGTGTAATGAGTATTGATCCCGTTTATTTTAAGATCCACCCCAGTACCGTTGGCAATAACATTTCCAACTTTCTTGTCACCGTCAGTGACAACCCAGTATTGATTTTTAATCACCGGTTTTGCAATTAGTGTTTTCATATATTCCATGTTCCTTTAGTATAATCCCAATGTCTATTATCATATATTTTAACAGAAAATACGTAACTTAGCAAGCCTATGGTTATTTCGGGGCCAGCATGATCCCTACCTCGCCAATGAAGATCACATTCAAAATATAATAGATTTTCAGAAAATCGAGTTAGCTCTATCTCCCAACATTTGTTTTTCGTAATAACTCCACTACGGCTAAAGATACTTTTGAAGGTATCTTGAATCCATGGTATGTCAATCACAAACTTACAATGTAGCATGGTCTTTCGTCAGTTCACATACCAACCTAAAATGGTCATATGCCTTTCGAACTGCCTCGTTCTGCATTAGCTTTTCGGCTTCGGCGATCATGGCCTGGACACCTGCTTCTACACAGTCTTGGATACATAGCCCGCTCAGGGTGCAAAGATCATCTCCAAACTCTTTAGCAAGTTTATTCCAGGCCTTGCGCTGACCTTCTGTAATGGGAGTTCGCTGTGGTCGTAGTTCGCTTGCTTTACTGATGGCCTTGCAAATAGCATTCTCGGCAACTCGGCCTGCAGCAATCATAGCAGCGTGGTTGGGATTGACATTGTACCTACGACTAATCCCACCAGGATAACACATTACAAGATGGTCACCCTTTGGGAAACTAGCCAGATAGTCACCGTCGTACTCGGCTATAGGGTTGTACCTATTCCCGACTTTTTCATAGTAAATTTTACTCACAGCATATACTTTTTCAAATAGGCAGTGGTCATAGATAGGTCATCGGTATCGATGTTATCATCAATCTCAACCAACAACAATTGAATTAGCTGGTCAGCCATTGCAACCTCATCGCCACTCAGCGTATCTCGCCACTCTAGATAATCATCTTCAGAATCAATCGCCCACATTGTATCAAGCATAGCAACTTGCTTTGGTGTCAATCCAGTAATTACAATTCCATTCTTGTCCATGATATTCTCCCAATGTATTATTTTACGCAACGGTGAGGTTGCCTTTGTATGCAGAATTCAGCCACTTAGCATACGTTTCCGCTTGTTCACTGATTTTAGTAAGTTCATACTTACCACAGAACCGCATAAGATGCACCCCAACCTGAGGTGTAATAGTTCTGCGGACATTGTCGGCGATTGACTTATCAACTGATTCCTTGATTGAATCAGGCTGGGCAGTTAGATCGATTAGGGTACGATTACGTTCATAATCGTCACGTACTCGGTGTTCTTCGCCATTATGGTCTACCCATCGTTGTAGCATTATGTTATTCCAATTAAAGCCCTGTTTATTCCTATCGGCATAGGCTTCAATCAATCCAACCTTATTTTTACTGCCCTTTGTGCGGACTCCCGGATAAGCACTGAATACATTGTCAGTCGCATCTCCGCGCATACATTTTTCAAATAAATGAAACGCTGGTTCACCCAACAGTTTTGGCTCTTTAGTTTTCTTATCTTTGACAATGCGTCCCTTGTCATCAAAATAACCATCAAGTTTAATCAATTGGCCTGAAACACCATTGTATTGCTGTACATTTTCACTGATCAACTGTACATAATCCGTGTCACTTGAAATAATGTAATGATTGTCATCTGGATGCAGATGCACAAATCGAGCGATGAGGTCATCAGCCTCCGCAGTTGCGTCACGCAGAACACTGACATTGGTCTTTTCACGTAGAAATGTAGTAAACAATTCATACGTTTCCCAGAACATCTTATTTTCTTCCTGTTCCGTCTCCGTCAATGCTTGAGCTACAACAGTACGATTGGCTTTATAAGGTTTGTAATGATCTTTCCGCCACGAGCGGCCTTCGAGGCAAAAGACAACGTGGTCGATTCCAAATTTACGAACAGCCTGATTAACAGACGATAGCGTAAGATGTAGTGCCATTCCGATCTTTTCCCAAGTATCACTGTTGCGTGATGCAACGTGTCGGGCACGGAAGAACGTATTTGCTGTATCGATTAGGGCATACTTCATTAAAACTCCAAAGTCTATGAAAAACTATTATACATTAAACCATAATTAAAGTCAATCTTTTTCTAACTTACCTCAGTTCTACCATTACCCAAATCCCTACTCCTAATCACCCGAACATCTCGGTTATCGGGATCAGCTTGATTTTGTTCGTAGATTTCTAAAGCAATATTCCTGCAGACCGTCTGAAACCAACGGTCCACGATAACCGTATCAGCATCATCATCACGCATCTTGTATCCGGCTTTGATTAGATTCAACAAAAATTTGTCATTCCAATCCAACTCAAATGACCCGTTATTAATATCAGTTGGGTCGATTTCTACTTTAAGTATGTTGATATATGGTTGGTTGTTGAGTGTGGCGGTTTCTTTAGCAGTTGGCGGTGGAGGTTCAACCTTTTGAGGACGAGGCTTCCGTGGTTTCTTCTCCTTTACTACTGCAACGGGTGGAATATCTACAGGAGGGGGTGTTTCGGGTTCAGATGTAAACCATTTTTTAAATTTATTAAGCATTAATTGTTCCTTGATTTTTAGTATATCTATCATAGAGTTGACGAGACCCTAAGTTTTTAGATTTGCACTCACACATTATATCAAATTCCTCTAGAAATGTCAATGCCCAATCATTAACTGCGTCTGACCACAGATAGTTACTATGGGCTCTGAGCTTTTGTTTCTTGTGTCCAGAAGCTAGTAGAGTGGCAAGATCGGGGCGCTGGTCTCCGGGAAAATCTCCGAGTACGTCTTCGCGAGATACACTGTAATGCATAGTAGGACGCTTACCTCGCCAACTATCAACAATCCTTTTAATACGGTCATCAGATGCTTCAATATATTCTCCTGTGTGTACCCAATGGTGATGCACATCTAACACCAAAGCGAGATCGTGTGCCAATTCGAGGCTAGAGTCGATTCCCCAGGTGAGTTCGTCATTTTCGATAGTAATACAGTTTCTTGCCTCCGGTGAGAGACGTTGAAGTGC